TCAAACATGCGGGCACCAGCCGCCGACGACTGCGGCGTGTTAGATCGGAAGAACGACCCGAACTCCGGCATCTTCCCGGGGGACGGCAGGGTCGGCCCACCGAAGAACCCTGAAATGTTGGACAGCATCTTTGCCCCCGAGATGCGCATCGCAAGGTTATAAAGGTCCACCATTGCGTTGTAGACGGTGCGCACCCCGTCATACATCGACCGGAAGAACTGCCCCACGGGGGACTGCTCGAACCCGGTCTGGGCGAACTGGCGCTTGAACTCTTGCCACGCACCCGACAGGCCACGTTCCCCGAACTCGTCAGCGACCCGAATCAGAATGTCGGCAAACCGCTCGAAATACGGCAGCACCTTGTAGCCGATGCGTTCCACCAGTTCACCGAATCGTGCCCGCAAACGCCCCATCCGGCCCTCGAACGTGTTTGCCGCATCCGCCGCCCCGCCCTTGAATCGGGTCTCCAGAAGCGCCATTACCTCGTCAAGGCTCTTACCCTTCAGGTCAGCCTTTGACAGACCCGTGCCCAACCGGAGCAGCGCCGTGTTCGACCCGTCGGCGGCCTTACCCATCGCCTCCACCACAGATCCGAGGTCTTTCCCGGTACGTCCGGAAATGTCGAGCGCAACCTTCATCGCGCGGGCGGCCTTGTCGGTGTTCTTGAACGACCGCAACAGGCGCCCCAACGACGGGCGCAGGTCATCGTCGGCGATACCCGTTGCCAGCATCAACTGCTCGACGGTGGCCTCCAGCCCCGCCACCTGCGCCTTGTTGGCCTTAGCGAACCGTTCGGCGGTCTTGGCAAGGTCAATCTGCGATTTCCGGTCAGCGTCGGCGGCCTGTGCCGCCTTGAACAGGAACCCGCCGACAGCGACTGCGCCTGCAGCCAACCCCGCAAACGCGGCGGTGGCGCCGATAGCGGCTTTTGACAGGATGAACCCGGTCTTCTTGCCGACACCCTCCAGCGACTTGAACTCCTCCTTCGCCTTGCGGATGCCCTTAGCGGAGAACGTCGAGATGATGGGGATTGAAATAGCCATTAGCGAACCTTCTGCTGAACCCTTCGCTCGTACTTCTTGATGACCTGCACCAGTTCACGGGTCACCTCAGCCCGCTTGCCGAGCACCCGCGGCCCAATGACACGGGTGCGCCCGGGAGCGATAGGGCCGAGGCTGTCACCCAACGGGTTCTTGTTCGCCCTGCCCGCCGCCTCAAACACAGCTGCGCCGCGGTTCACCTGCTGCACGAACATCACCGCCACAGCGTCCCTGCGGGCGTCCACCTTCAGTTTCACCCCACGTCGGGCACCAGACACCGTAAACGGGAAGATGGCCCGTCTGGTGCCCTTCTGGTTCGTCTGGGACCACTTCCGCGCCATGCCCGACAGCGGCACCCGGGTGTAGCCATCCCGGGCCGCATCCAGCGCCGGGGCGGCGACCTTCTCGGCATCCTTCGTGAACTGCTTGCGGAGACCCGGCTCAACCTTGTTCAGTTCCCGGATGGTCTCGGTCAGCCCGTAGACCGCCTGTGCTTTAGCCACGGTCAGCCCTCCGACAGAACCTCCAACACGGTGAACAGGTCACGCGTGTCGAACGGCACGTCTGGGGGCCAGAAACCCGTGCGGGCCAGCAGTTCAGCCAGTCCACGGTTTACTGACCCCCGTGCGTAGGGTGCCCCGACTCCTCCTCCACCACTTCGACCGCGTCGAGCCTGCGCACGAAATCATCGAACACCGGGGGCACCGGAATGCCCGACAGTTTCGCGGCTTCGTACGCCATGTAGGCAAGATGCTCCATGCCGATGCCGTTAGCGAACTCCGACGACTTGACCTTGAACTTGCGCTCGGTGGCGACAAGAACGAACAGGTTCGTGGTAACGGTGTACGGCTCCCCCTCGGCGGGGGTGACTTGGAGGTGCAGTTTCATGGTGGTGCCCTTTCAGGTGGTGCGGGTCAGACGATGTCGCGGGCGAACGTGCCACCCGTGAACGTCACATCAACCGTCGCCAACTCGCCAAACGTGGAGTTGATGGGGGTGAAGTTCTCGAGGTACGCACCCGTGATGGTGTACTCGGGGTTGGTTGCCGACTCGGTCGTGCCCGACGGGCTGATGACAAGCGTGGACGACTTGCCGACCGACGCCTGCAGCGCATCCTCCACCTCGGACGCCCCGTAGGACAGGTACAGGGTCATAGTGACTTCGACGGCCTGCAGGCCGGCGACGAACTTGCGTCCGGTGTCGCCCATCGCGGTCGCCTCCAGCGCGTCGTTGCCGACGGTCAGGGTGACGGACTGCACCTGATCGGACAGGTCATAGGTGGTCATGCCTTGCGTGAGGTTCACGGTGGCGTTGGACAGGAATGTGGTGGTTGCCACGGGGTTCTCCTAACGGTTGGTCCCAACCCTGACTTCAAGGTCATAGGTGGGAAGTTGCTGGTTGCCGTAGTCAGCCGTGCTAGGACGGCCCCCTACAACAGCGATTGGGGATGCACAGATGGTCTCAACGGTGTCAAGAATCCATCGGTTGGTTTGGACGTTGCCGGGGGGCGACCCGCACACCTTCAGGGTCACGGTCACGTCATCGACGGCGCGCGCGATCTGCGTGAACGTCGGCAGTTCCACCATCACAACCTTCGGCCTCACGGCCCCCGGCTCATGCGCCCACGGGACGTTGATAGCCGTCAGCGCGGTGGTCACCTTCGTGACCGCGTCAGACAGGAACGAGGCCATCAGCCGACCCCGGGGCGCTTACAGCCCAACAGGGCCAAAATCTGCCCGAGGGACTGCTGCGGGACGACCCCGAACCCCTGTGCGTCGAACGATGCGTAGCCGTCCACCGCACCGCGTTGGCGGTACAACTGGGCGGCGTACATGATGACCCCGAGAATCACGTCGTTTCCGGGGGCCACGTTCGGGTGGTCCTGATAGCCCGCCCGGGAGCGGTAGTACCAGCACCTGTCGTTAGCGGCATCGACGCAACGGTCGAGGAACGTCTGGTCGTCGCCGGTGGCGTCAAACCCGAGCCAGTTCTCCACGTCTGCGGAGGTGGCCCACGTCGTTTCGAGGTGGAGTTGCCCCCACACTTCTTGCGACGCCACGGTGAAATTGCCGTGCGAATACTGCACCGTTTTGAGGGTGGCATTGACGGCGGTGATGGTCTCGTTCAGGGTGTTCCACGACTGGGTCGGCAGGCCGCCGATGTCCACACGGGAACCGACGAGGATTCCGTTCACGTCGGACAGGGTCAGCGTGAAGACACCAGACGTCGCCTCGATGTTGGTCACCGTTTTATCGATGCCAATCGGGAAGGTTGGTGCTGTCACTACTGACCCTGTCCTGCGCTACTTGTCGGGTCAGGCGATCTTGACGAACTTTGCCGCGTCAATCATGAGCGTGGCGAGGTAGCCACGGAACGCGATTGTGCGCGACAGCGAGCCGTCGTTGGCCTCGGCGCTGATGGCGCCCTTCTGCTGCTCAAAGATTTCGAACCCGTCGGCGTTGCCCACGGCGAGGAAATCGCTGTTGTAGGGGGTGACGACGACCGAAAGGCCGAAAGCGTTGCCGACGAGCGTGCCGGGGGACACGTTGCCGTAGGCGTTCATCGGTCCGACCTGCGGGAACAGCGGGCGATCTGCGGTGTCGCTCAACTTGCCGAGCGCGCCCCAGTAGGACGGGCTGACGAACATGTGCGTCGGCAGATGGCTCGATGCGTTCAGGATGGTGACGGAGCAGTCGTAAACGAAATCGGCCCACGCGGCGGGGTCGGTCACGTCAAACGCGGCTTGCGTGGTGCTGATGCCAGCCTCGAGCGCCGTCTCGACGACGGTTTCGGTCTGCTTGGCGTAGACGCGGGCCATGTCGTCCAGAAGGACGCTGAGGACCTCGGGCTGCGACCAGTCCATGGCCTCTTCTGAAAGCCTCACATAGCCGCCATAAACGGCTTTCGTCACCTGATTGTCGGTGATGACAAGCGTGCCCTGATCAAGCGCGACGTTCTCACCGTTCGAGAGACCGATGGTGGTGTGGGTGGTCACCGACGGGCGGATAAAAACCTTGCCACCCTGCGGCATGGCCTTAGTGCCGATGGCGTCAATGACGGAACGACGACCGATCAAGCCGTTGTAGACCGGCGCCACAATCGGGGTCGGGAGGACGCCGTCAAGGTCGGTGGTCACCACGTTCGGGGCGGCGGCACGGACAGCCTGCTGGAACTCGGCCCACACGGAGCCGCCCTGCAGGAACTTGGACAGGTACTCGGCAGCCGACGGGAGCGCGAACTCTCGCTTGGCCGAGGCCCAGATAGGGGCGGTCGGGACGACGGCAGGTGCCGCAGCCTCAACCACCTCGGGGGTGTTTTCGCTCATGTCTGAATCTCCTTCGGATTGGGGAGCGGGGGTTTCGTCTGCCACCTCAGCGGTGGCGGCGATCTCTGTAATGACTGCACCCTCAAACGCCGGGACGGCAACGAGGGACAGTTCGACCAGTCGGGCGGCGGTCACAACCATGACCTCGCCTTCGTAGTCCCATTTTTCGGGGATGGCACCGACCGACACGGAGTCGTAGGCGCCAGCCTTCACCAGTGCGACAGCGTCGCGGGCGGCGGCGGTGTCAGCGAACGTGGCCTCAAACTCAAGACCTTCGGCGCCGTCGGTGATGGTCACCGTGCCGCGCAACTGGGTCAGGTCGTGATTCTCAACCAGTTTGGCAGGGCGCTGATTCACGTCAAACGCGCCCTTCTGGAACGAGACGACGGTGCCGTCCGAAACACGCGCCGAGATGGGCGCCCACGGGACAGCAATGCCAGCGATCCGTGCGGGGCGGGCCTCGTCGCCAGCCTCGGCGATAATGAGGTCGGGGTCAGCGTGAAACTTCAGCATCTTCGCTCCTTTGACGAGCAGAACGCTCGACTGCGATAGGGGAATCATCCATCGACTCTCCGATGTATGACTCGATGTCAAACTCAACGAACCGGCCCCGGGGCAGAATGGTGTCTGCCGACAGGGTCTGCTCGATTACGTCGAGGTAGGGCTTGGCGCCGTAGAGGTACAACTGCAAGCGGGCATCTTGGGCGTTCTGATACGTGAGGCCGCCCACGTCAATGCCGAGCAGCCACGGCGGGATGTTCGCCACACGCGACAGTTCCAACGCCTGATACTGGCGTTGCTCACCCAACACGTCGATTTGGTCGCGGGTGTATTCGTGGAACTCCACCAGATCGTTCAGGGCGAACATGACGTTCTGCTTACGGGCCGACGCCAACGACCCGGCAAGATCAGCCAGTTCTTCACCGGACAGGGTTTCGCCGCCCTTCTGCTGCAACCAGCCCGGGGTCTGCTCCAACGTTGCCATCTTGTCGATGGCCTGCTGAAGGTAGAACGCCGTGTTGATGGCCTTCTGTCCGGAGTAGGCCACACCCATGATGGGGGAAATGAACTGCACCACGTTGAGCGGCTCCAGTTGCATCCCGTTGAACTCAATCTCGGGGGACGGGCCGAACCACACCGGGCCCGCTTGGTCGGGGGTGCTCACGTTGGCGTACGGCAGCCAAGTAAACGACGCCGGAAACCCGTTGGAATACCGGGTCGTGACATACCAGAACGCCCGCCCATAGAGGTACAGATCCGTAAAGGTGTTCACGAGAATAAAGTTGCGGGTCACCTTCGGGTCGGGCTTGTCCATCCACGTCTCAAGCGGGAGGTAAATCTCCTCGTAGTCCTCCCCGGTCCATTGGCGGGTGTACTGCTTGAAGGGGATGGCGCCGACAATGGATGCAATCAGGTCGTGGGCGCGGGAGATGGTCGGAACGGTCAGCGCGATGCGCTCCGAACTGTTCGTCATGTAAGACAGGAACTGGCCTACCCCGACCGAACCCGCGGCAGCACGAACAGGGGCCTCAGCCCCATACGCGGCGGTTCTGACTTTCTTGCGCAACGCCATGTAATACCGATGCTAGCAGTAGCAAGCACCTGTTACAAGGTTTGCTAGCGGGCAATCCCGAGAGTCGGTTTCCCGGCGTTCTTCGGTTTCACGACGTAGCCCGCCGCCGCAATGAGACAACGGCACAATTCGATAGGGCCGGGGGATTTCTGCGACGACACCACCACCGACCCGTTGGCCCGGACCAGCACCGCCCGGTTCACATGCTCCGCCAGCATCTGCTCGCCGTGGTGCCGGAGCCTGCCCTCGGCAATCAGGTTCCGCACCAGCGGGGTCGCCTTCAGCAGTTCCCCATAGCCCCACACGATTGTCCGTTTCCGCCATTTTTCGGGGAGCATCAGTTCCAGCGACGGGGTGACAGCCAGTTGCAGGGTCGGGTCGGCGGTCATCTGCCGCTCGACCTCGGCCCATAGATCAGCGGTGTGTTCTGCCACCAGCCCGACGCTGGCGACGATGTTTTCCCCGTCGGACCCCACCCGAGCACCCACATAGCGGGTCTCGTCCACGGACGAATCGACAGCCAGGACGCCCCCGGCTGGTTGGGGGTCGTCGGTCTGCAGTTTGGCCCACACCCCCGGCGCAATCCACGCGTTCGCCGCCGACACCCACAGGTTGCAATGCGCCCTCAGAAACGACGTCTTGTCGGGGGACGCCGCCGCGTCGTGGAGGCCTTGCAGGTTGATGGTCATCGGCATGGCAGGGTTGGCCCACCCCCAGTTCGTCTGGTCCCACGGGTTCACATCCGGCGGGAGGGACCACTCACACAGGCTCAGGGTGCCCTGCTCGCCGCGGTCAATCAGGGCCAGCGCCTGTTCCCGCATCCTCAGCATGACCCTCGAGGACTCGTCCCCCGCTGTCGAGGTGGCGAAGAAATGCGGCGACGGGACTGCGATCTGCGACGGGAGCAGCGCCCCAAACACGGCAGGCTCAGACAAGGCCCACAACTCGTCAGCGATAATCAGGTCGTAGGTGCCGCCGTGCTTCTTGCCTGTCGCGGCCTTGACCACCCA